AATTTTATTACCAGATACACCACCAAAGATACTACCAGATACAAGAGCATTAAAAACGTATGAACCCGTATCAACGTATGTTTCAGTTTCATCAATATCTGAAGCGAGTTGCGTATATTCTCCACCAATTTCTTTTACAATGTCCTTAAGAAAATCCATAATTTATTCCTCTTTTTGTTTTTGTTTGTCAAGATAATTCATTTTATAGCACCAAAGTTTTTGGTATAGTGCGGTATCACCACCCAATCGCATTGCACTAATAATAGTATCTAGTTCTTTCTGGTTAATAGGTAAATCCATTAAATAAAAAATGCATTAAGATTTGTTGTATGTTCAGTTTTCCATCCAATTGCATCAAGAATAGACTTGAGTGGTTCGAGGAAACTCTTTTCAAATTGTAGGTCATAGTCGATGTATTTGTCAAGTCCTAATTCTCTAGGAAATTCTTGAATAAAAGAAATTACATTTTCTTGAATAATATTTGGTTTTTTAAGATAAACAAATTTAACCTTTTCCCCATTACCAATAGGAGAATACTTGTTGGTTAAATTTTTCTCCTTTATATAATGATTAAAAAGAAGGGCACCTCTTACTTGAATTGGAGTTTTTGATTGATAAATGTTAGATGAAGAATAATATTTACGAACATCAGACGCTGTACGAGGAAATGCAATCTCTTCTGGAGAGAGTTTTCCAAAATCGGAACGACATTTTTCAATAAACTTAATTACTTCATCTTGAGTTCCACTCATCATTAATTTAAGACCATCCTTAATCATTTGACGACAAGGTGCGGGAGTAGAAGATTTGACTGCTTCAATACCCATAATTTTAAGTTTTGGTTCAGTATATCGAACTCCTTCACTATCCCAAACGTTAAGAATATAACGCTTTTTCGCAGTCCATATTCCACGATCAGCAATATTCTCTCGTTTCATCTGCATCTTTTGGTCATATGCGTTCACATAGTCCGCCAGTTCTTGGTAGCAACCTTCAATATAATTTTCAAGTTCCACTTTAGAGATCTTATCAAGGAACGACACAACGCCTTCAGTAGTTTTCTCTCTTCCCTTGTATACAGTCTCAACCAAAGGACCCATATTAAGATAAATGGAATCGGTATCAGAAGCAATAACATAATCTACCTCTTCAGTTTTTAAGATTTTATTAAGATACTTGTTGATCTTTTCCTCAATCCAACGAATAGCAACTTGACCCGAAAGAGTAATTGCTTCTGCATTTGCTAGTTTAAAATAACGGAAGTACTGATTACCAATAGCACCATAAGCACTGTTAAGTTGAATCTTCCTTGCCATTTGAATGTTGTTGCACCTTGCAATCTCTTTTTCCAGTTCTTTTGTCTTTTTCTTTTCATACTCCTGCTTCGCAGCAATCATTTTCTTTTTATAGATGGTTCGATCTTCATAAATCTTTTCCATCAGTTCTGGAAGAAATCCACGAACATCTTTACGATACATAGCACCGTTTGCACAAACAGCATACTCTTTATAAGGTTCAAAATCAATTTCTCGATTTAGAATCTTATCAACAGTTACAGAAGGATGTCTCTCTTCCATCAAAGTTTCGGGACTTATGTTAAATTCCATAATCAGGTGAGGATATAGAGAGTTAAGGTCAAAGTTAACAACCCAATCATACACACCAGGAATAGGTTCTTTTACATAAGCACCAGCATACTTTGAATCTTTATCCGACCTTACATTTGGAGGAATTACAATATTTCTTTTTTTCAAGTAGTTGTAGATAATTGTATCCCACATTCTAACCTGAAAAAACACATCAGAATAATTAACTTTGGCGTCATATGCCATCGTCAAAGCAAGTTCAATCAATTTCATCTTGTCTTCCATACGGTCAACAAGTTCCACGTCTTTGATGTTATACTCTACAAATTTCTGCCAACCTTTAGTGTAGAAATCTTTAAAAGTATCAAATTCAGAGTGATCAAGTTTTTTCTGATTAAGTTCTACATTTGCAATATGATCTAGGCGATAAGATTCCTGTGCCTTATAAGTAAATTTCTTATAAAGATTTAGATAATCAAGTTGACTTACTCCACCAATATCATATGAAATGTGCTTTCTTCCCATAAGAAGAACTTCCCTTTCAGTTACGAGTCCCCAAGGAGACATACGCTTCATAAGTTTTTCACCTAAAACCCTATCCAGACGGCGAACAATATATGGAATATCATACAGTTCACTATTCCATCCAGTAATAACTTCGGGAGTGTTATCCTCAATCATCCACCAATTAATAAAATCATTCAGCAAATCATATTCGTTTGAAAAAGATTTGTATTTAACATTACTCTGTTGATTATCAAATTTACCCAGACCCCAAGTACGAATTTGTTTAGTATTATAATCTTGAAGAGTAATTAGAAGTACTTCCTCTGCAGCACTTTCTACATCAGGAAATCCATTTTCAGATGCAACCTCAATGTCAATTGTTGTTACCTTGATTTTACTAATATCAAATTTAATTTCATCCTCAGGGTACTTATCAGTAATATATTGATAAATGTATCGATCATTTCCATAAATTGCAAATCCCTCTACACTATCATATTTTTTAATAAATTCTCTACAATCCCTTACAGTACCAGGTTGAATTTCATCTACATACTCTCCATTTAAAGTTTGGTACTTAGTGGGTTTTTTGGAAGGGACAAAAAGAGTCGGGTAAAACTTCTCACGGGTTACAAAATGTTTTCCATTTTCATAACCACGAACCAAGAAGTAATCCCCGACCATCTGAACGTTTGTGTAAAATCTCATCAATCAGTTAATTCAAGATACTTTTCAACAATTTCTGGTGTTGGATCTGCAATAGTAAGAACATCTTCAGACCTCAACATAATCTCATTTTGATGCGTAACTTCTGGCCAGGGTCTCATATCATCAATACCATAGAAGCGAAGTGGATGGATAAGTTTACAGTTTGGATCTCCAAGTTCCGCATCTACTTCAACAACTTCACTAATAAGAACTACATCAACGTTGATTAGTACACATTTGACATTTTTATCCATTGACTTTTTCCTCATACATTTCAATTACAGATTTTAAAGGTTCGACGATAGTTACAACCCAATCTTTAGGAACAACTATATTTTCATCATTCGTAAGAACAATCCAAGAAGAAAAAATAACTTGAACCTCTCTTCCAGTATCCTGAATTTCTTCAGTAAGAAACAGATCTCTCTGAACAGATACTTTATGAGGTTTATTTAAAAGGTATGCTTGAACTACTTTTTCTTTAGTTTCTGGATTTTCTACTAAAAGTTCTTTTGCATCCGAAATAATTGTTTCACCTGATTTGAGTAATACTAGTTTGATTGACATTTTTAGTTCTTCTCTCAACTCATTATAGCAAAAAAATGGGGGAGTGTCAACTGGTTTTTGCCAGTTGCTCCCCTGCAACAACGATATTCAATAATATTTATTCTTATTCAGATTCTCCACTACCACCAGGATTAAAGGGAACTGCCTTACCCTTTGGTACTCTTTGTTTTTTATGAGTTTTAGGATCGATCACTGTGTGTGCCTGAGCCATCGGATAGGGAATTGTTTCTGTCTCCTGTATGAACTTCTGAAACGATTTCATAAACCTTTCGTTTTTGATGATCTGGAATAACTTTATTTAGTTTAATGATAAGTAATCCATCTTCAAAAGAAATTTCTTTAACCACAACATCATCAGATAAAGTCCAAGTGCGAGTAAATGCTCTCTTTGCTAGTCCTTGATGTAAATATTCATCACTAGTATCACCAGTTTTCTTTGCTTCAACAAAAAGTTTGTTCCATTCAGTAGTGACTTCGATATCTTCTCTTTTATATCCAGCAAGTGCAATTTCCAATCTGAAATCAACACTACTTTCTCTAACTAAATTATATGGTGGATAATTTGTATGCGATTCGAATGAAGTATCAAATCTTTTAAACCACTCATCCATTCCAATACTATTTCTTTGAATCTCCAGCAAATATTTTGCAGTTTCTGGTATTGTAAGTGTAAGCGAACTTGTTCCAAACATAATAGACCTCCTTGAGCGTCTGTAGGTTAATAATGTCCCCGAAGGCAACATCATTAGTATATATGAATAAACATAAAAAAAGCGGAGTGTTGTTCTCCGCCCATTTTTATTCGGTTAACAGATCAATCATTATTACTCAAAGTTTTATGATGTTCTGTAGCCGTTAGAGAGACCATAGTTGAAACCAAAATTGGATTTTTGCGGGCATAACCCTCACCAAGTCTCGCATCAATACTTTTAACTGCGTGGTAAAGATATTGATCTGTTACCCATTCAGCATAATCTAATTCTGTTCTAGGAGTTGCCATGTGTATGTGTTTGTAAACAACAAAATAATTGTAGCACAAAAAAGGGGGTATTGCAACCCCCATTTTTTTATTCGGTTTCCTCTTCTGTGCGCTTTTTCTTTGCGCCAATATTATACTTAGTTTCCAATACCCAATCACCTTTGTCCTTATAAGAAAGAACTTTAATTTGATTAAGTGGTGCAATATCTTGAATTTTAGATACTTCTACGACAGAAACCAATCCCCAATCGGCAATAAGTTGAGCAATTCGATTACGACGCTGAACATCATTTACGGTAAGATTTGCGTGTTTTCCATCTAAGGCAAAAAGTTCCTTAAAATGGACAATATAATACTTTCCCTGTTTATGAAGAATATGACAAGATTGGTAAATTTTCTTCTCTTTACGAGATGCAACTCCAATACGAGTCAAGGTCTCACGAACCTTCAAGAAATCATCAGGTTCGTTCAATAGAACCTCAATCATCATATCAGGCGCCCATTCTACAGTAGGTTCTTGAACGACACTCATTTTGATCCTCCAGTTTCAAATTTAGATTTAATAAAAGTAAGTTGTTCTTTAGTCAGAATTCTCAAAGCCTGTTTTGCTTTCTCGTTACTATAATCATAATAACGCTTAACATAATCAAGATCTTTGATTGAATCTTTACGAAGCCAAGGAGAAAATCTCTTCTTAGTTCTCAGAGTATTTATAAGAAAATCATATTGAAGTTTCTTCGGTAAGAAGTGATACTTATTTAATTCATTTGCATACATAATGCAATCAATATGCCCAGAAAAACATCTATTGATGACGTATGGGACATATTCCTTTTCGAGTGAAGGATCTTCATCTATAATATTATTTTTTGTCTGATTAATAGAATTCAACCAATCTTTAAGTTCAATCACCAATCAATCCCTCACTTTTTAATCTATTATAATTATAACAACCATCAAAATTAAACTGGATTTTTGCTCCTTTATTATAATTAAATAATAAGAGTTCTTTGCGTTGTTTTTGATCACGCATATACTCACCAACAGAACGCATAGTATAAGTGAGGTCAAACTCACCAGCATTCCAATTCTTAAACCTATCTTTTACAAGTTGATCCGAGTTATAACTTATCAACTGATCCATATCATTAACATCACAATCAACAGCAAACTTATCGTGATCAAATCCTTTGTGCATTGATCCCTTACGCCCATAGAGATTATCCTTAATATCATAAGGAGGATCAAGATACATAAAAGCACTCTTGTCACCGTTCATCAGATAATCATAAGAATAATTGGTAATTCTCCATTTGGAAATTAGTTTAGAATACTCAGAAAGTTTCTCAATTCCACGCAGACTGAAGTTAGAATTGGATGCCTGTTCTGAAAATGAAGAACTTTCAGTAAGACCACTAAAAGAACATTTATTCACAATATAAAATGCTGTTGCACGATCAAGATTAGACACAGAAGTATCGTTGATTTGATCTTTTGATTTTACAAATAGTTCTCTAGCAAGTTCTGGGGTAATATGAGCAAGTTTGTATCCACTTAATTCTTCTTTCAATTCTACCCCAAACATTTGAAGTTGTTGCCAGAAGTTTATAAGAGGTTCATAAAGATCATTCACCCAAATATTCAAATTTGGATACTTCTTTGTAATGTGAATTGCAACACTTCCACCACCGATAAATGGTTCTCGAAACTCATTATAGTTACGAAGGTCTGGAAAGTAAGGATCCATCTTGGTGACTGCCCTACTTTTTCCACCAGGATACCTCAAACAAGTTTTCAGTTGTTTTTGACTAATTAGCATTCAATTTCTCCATAATCATTTCATACTTTTCTTGGCGTCTTTTACCAAGATAAGGTTTCATCAATTCAGTCCACCTTGTCGCTGCCTCTCCTTGAAGATTTATATAATAAGTTGGTTTTTGACCTGCTGCTTTATGAACTGGACCACCATCAGTATAGGTTATTTTTCTGCCATCCATTATAGCAGCAACTCTTTCCATAATATCTTGGTCGGTCATAGACATACTCATAGAAAGATAATCTTTTTCAGTATATGTCTTCCTATTGGAAAAAGTTCTAGTTCTTCCCTTTTTATAAGACCAAGACCCTTCACCTTCCCATATCCCAGTCAACCAAGCAAGTTCCGTTTCTGTTGGTTCTTTATGTTCGTAGATAGTTCCTTTAGCCATAACTTATAAACTACTCCACTTCTATTTAGTAGTGGAGTTATTTTCATAATCAGGTTTGTGATACTTCAGATATTCCCAGAAAGTTAATTTCATTTCTTTCTGTGTCATTCCACAATGTTTTGCCGCTTGTGGAAGATTCCATTTAGCACGGAACAACGCTTCATTTGCTTCTTGCACATTTTCGGGAGTTGTTTTAACAAAAGTGTCTTTCAAGTCTCTATATGAGATTTTATATAGATTCACTTGAAATTACACTCGCACATTATTTCAGTTAGTGCAGCAAGAAGATTTATCTCTTGATCAGCAACAAATGCAGACTGATACTGATACTTAGCAATAATAATAACTGCAGCGGCAATAGAAGGTCCATCAAGAACTTCATATAGAGAATCATAAACTCGACGAAGAATGATGTGAGTGTCATTGTCCAAGTTTGAAACTACCCACTTACGAACTTCGGGAAAATTCTTTTCTTTAAGATTCTTAAGTAATTCATTTACACTAATATCTACAAAAGTTGCAAGAATGCCAGTATCAATTTTACCTCCTACTGAATACCTTTGACATTCGTTAATAACTCTTCTGAAGTCGGGAAAGTGTTTAGATACAATTTCAACAAGAACTTTTTGATCATACTCGATGTTTTCACTATCAAGAATGTTTTGCAGACGCTTGAAGAATGATCCTGCTAACTTTGCCCTTTCCTTTCCCTTAATTGTAAAGTCAATGCAGGCACAACGGGAATGTAGCGGTTCAATGATCTTATTCTTATAATTGCAGGTAAAAATAAATCGGCAATTATTATAAAATGCCTCAATATTTGCTCTCAATAGAAGTTGAACATCATTACCAGTATTGTCTGCCTCATCGATAATAATGACTTTATGTTTAGAAGACTCCGTAAGTGAAACAGTTGAGGCAAAGTTCTTTGCTTGGTTTCTGACAGTATCTAAAAAACGTCCTTCATCAGATCCGTTAATTACATAAAAATCTGCTCCAAGTTCATTACATAGTGCCTTTGCAATTGTAGTTTTACCAATTCCAGGTGGTCCAGAAAGAAGAAGATTTGGAATTTCACCCTTCTTCACAAACTCGTTAAATGTCCTTTTAGTTTCATCGGGAAGAATACAGTCGTCAATTGTTTTAGGACGCCAAGATTCAACCCACAAAAAATCACTACTCATAATTAAATCTCAAAAACAAAACTTTTTAACATAATCTAGAACTTGTTCGGGTTTATCTTCTAGGTAATATGCTTCAAACTCATAAACATAACTAGATCCAGAAAATTTAACGGATCTAGCAACATCTTTCAA